TCACTCGGTAGCCGACGCTTTTTTCACGACCCGGCGGTCATAGTGCCGGTGTGTCGTCTGCGGGTTCGCATGTGCAGCGAAGTCGTACGCGTCGGGGGCCCTGTCGGCCAGCTTCTTCGTGATCGCGGTCGGTCGGATGTCCTGCAGATTGAAATACGCCGGGTGCTCGACGAGCTGCGCCGCCGTCACGCTCTCATCGAAACTAGAAATCCAGGCATGCATCGCGTCATGCCAGGACGAGCCCCAGCCGGATCGGGTGTAGACCAGCGAGCGTTTTGACGGCGCGAACAGTGCAGGCGAGCGCTGTACGTCCTCACGGTCCAGCGCCCGCGCGACCACGCAACGCAGTTTCATCGACCATTCCCTGATCTTCGTCATCTCGGCGTGTCCCTTGCGCCGCTTCGCCGCCACGACGCACACGCCCTCGTCGGTGATGCCGGCTCGCAGGAACGGCCGGACCTCCGAGGGCCGGAACCCGGTCAGATACGTGAACATCGCCGCGCAGCCGAGCGTGCGCACGTTCTGCGCGTCCTGCCGAACCGCCCACAGATAGAACCGTACAACTTGGCGGCGTGTGGCGGGCCTCGTCGGTCTGCCCGCCCCTTCCGGGGTTTCGACCGAGTAGCGCATGTTCACGAATGGATTGCTATCGATCGCGCCCTTGCGCACGAGCCAATGGCAGACAGTTGCCATCAATGCCATCTCTTTGATCGCGCGCAGCCGTGCGCCCACTTTCGCGCGAGCGTCGACGTAGAGGTATCCGTGCTGGGGCTTCAGCGCACCGGGAGCCATAGCTCCGAAGAACTCGGTCAATCGCCTGGACTGGGCGGCACGATCCGCCTTGCCGTTCTTGCTCTGATCCCGATAGTGGTTGGGGGCCACGTCGGACATGAAAAGATCCAACATATCGGCGACAGAGCCTGCAACCGGCGTCCCTTCCAGGATGGCGGCCGCTTTGATCGTCGCAACCCGCCGAGCCTCGGCAATAGCGCTACGATCTCCGAGATTCGCGCTGGCAAGCGTCTCGCTGGTGCGCAGATGCTTGTAGATGAACGAGACCTTGCGCTTGCCTACGCGCTTGAACAGGCGATCAACGCCGGTGGGCTCCCATGCCGGCGAAGGCGTCTTGGTTCGGCTCGCTCGCGAGGCGGCGGTGCGTGCGCGGTTGGTCTTCGTGGCGGCCATCCGTGATACCCAACTTTTTATCGTGATACTCGCGGGCCACCCGTGGTAGCCCGTCCCGCCCTGGCACCCAGCGCCAGCGATTGCGGTCCAGCCAGCGCGACATCATCGAGCGCTGGTTGGGCTTGCATCCCACCAGGCTCGCGAGCTCGCTCGCGGTGAGATAGGCGTCGTCCGCACCGTACGATCGCTCAGCCATGCTGTCTTTCCCTGCGTGAGGCGCGTAGTGCATTGAGCCATTCCACCGCCTCATGCGGCTGGCCCAGCTCGCCCGTGACGCGACGGCGCATATTCATAGCGCCACACTGGCGCCAGGTGATCTCCATGGCTCCGGCAGCCACTGCCAACGCGCGCTTGGACAGCGCGATGTCGTAGTGACTGCCGCTGGTACTCTCCGGCGACTGCCACCATCGCCGGGCCACGCCGATCCGGTCGGCCATGGCGTGAAGCTCGTCGTCCGTGTCGGCGATCATGTGGCACATGACCATCCGGCCGTAGGCCGCGCGCATGTCGTCCACGTAGACGGTCATGCCGCTGCCCCTGCGATGTCTGCGCCGCGGAACTCGACGACCCAGACCCAAGGATTGGCGTCCCAGGCGCCGGCGCCGTTGATGCTGTCCCAAAGCCGGCGGTACTGTGCAACCGGCTGATTCAGTCCGTTGAAGAGCGCCCGCTCGGCGCCTTCCCACACGTCCACATCCCGAATAGCTTCGGGCCGCTGAATGCCCTCTGCGAGGGCATCGGCCTCGCCGATGGACTGCAGCCGCTCCACGCGCACGCCGGTGACCTCCAGCGTGATGCGGCTGGCCCAGCGGGGCATGTGGATGCTGGGGCGCCAACGCACGTCCACTCGTGGGCCGCTGCCCAGCGCTTCTACGTGGCCGGCGCGGTAGAACACTCGCTCGCCATCCAACGCATGAGCCTCGCGCACCCACAGTCGGTCACCCGGCTGGCCATAGGGGCAGGCGAATCCTGGGATGCTCACGCCGTGCTCGTTCACGATTTCGCAGTGTCCGGGCCCGGCCATTCGAAAGATGCCTGGATCGCATACCTGATGCCGCAGAGCCCTTCGGGTCTGCGTCTTCGTGCCGGCCAGCAGTGCGCGCACCATGGACGCCGAGAATAGGATTCCTCGCTCGCGAGCGGTTGTCATGGCGTGGCTTCTCCTCCGGACTGTGGGGCCGTATCGGCGTCCTGTTGGCGTTGCCGGTAGTGCGCTTCCGAGCAGAACCCCTTCCCCGTCTGCAGGATGTTCGACGGCCTGCCGCAAAAGCAGCGTGGAAATGGTCTCGAGTTGTTGGCGTCGTACCACGCCTGTGGCTCACGCCCGTATGGTTCGTCCTCGTCAGGTATGTGGCCGGGCCCAGCCAGGCCGTTATGTATCCACGACATTGCCGCCTCGGCGCCTGCGCCGTGGCGCCATTCGATCCATGCGGCCTGCTCGGCCACAATCATGTCCCGGATGATCCGCGAAAGCTCCTCCACTAGCGGGTCGGGTCCGCCGTCTCTCAACCGCTCGCTGACACGCATACCCAGGGCAAAGCCGGTCCAGATGGAGTCGGTATCAGGATCCTCATAGTGCGAGAACGAGCCGTTGGCGTAGGCGGGTGTGAGATTAAGTTTGGCAGCCAGTATGGCTGTCTCACTCACGCTGCGCTCGAACGTCTCGCGCATGTCAGCGATGGCTACGGCGCCCGGCCTGTCGACGATCTTGAAGGTCATTTTTCGCGCCGGCGCGGCCTGTTCGCTGGGCTGGGCCTCAACGCGGAACCCCAGCGCATCCTGTACGCGGTGAGCCTCGGCGTACTGCTCTTTCGTCAGGTACGCATGCTGCTTGATACCCAGCATGTGCCGGATGGGTTGGCCTACTGGGCTGCTGCCGCCCTGGTGGTGCCAAAGTGCGTAAAGAAGGGCAGCGCGGGTGTCCTTTTCCAGGCGCGGCACCCCATCAGCCCCGCTTACAGGTTGGGCCTGGGCGGCGGGTTGAGGAGCGGAGATCAGCACTGCAACGGCATCCGCCCAGCCGTCCGCGCGCCCTGCCAGTTCCAGCCGGCGGGCGATGTATTCCGGCGACTGGTCCGTAGGGTCGCCGCCGCGGCGGCCATCAGTCCAGGACCGATTGAAATCCGCTTCAGCGCGCAGGTATGCCACCAAGGCGCGCAAGTCTCCCGCCACCGGCTGCACATCCGGCACGGCGACAGTTTGAGGGAGGGCGCGCACCAGGCGCACGAACGCGTCATCGGCGACCAGCCCGTGAATCGCATCGAGGATCAGGGCGCGTTCTCGCTCGTTCGGGGTGCAGTAGCCCGCGCGGCCGGATTCGTCCTCCCCGATCATCTCGTAGTCCTGGACATACTCGTCGATGAAGGTTTCGATGGCCTGCCAGTCCGGCGCCGGCTGCGCCCCGGCGCCGGCATTGGTGTTCTTCTGTACCTGTGTCATGCGGCAGTCCTCGAAGCAATAAGGGATTCGTGTGCGAAGTTGGCGGTCGCCAGGGCCTCTGCCTGAATGGGAGCAACGCTGTTCCCGCACATGCGCACCTGGGCCGTAATCGACAGGGGGATGCGGGGGATCAGCCGCGGGTCGCCCGGCACCTGCACGCCGTCCTGGAACAGCAGTGCGGGGTCGGGAATCTCGTGGATGATGTAGTCGCAAGGGAAGCTCTGCGCGTGGTACAGCTCGCGCGGCTTGAGCATCCGTAGCGTGATGTCGACCAGCACCCACCGGATGCCGCCATAGCTCATCAGCACCAGATCAGCCGGCTCGGGGAACAGGTCGGGCAGATGCTCATGCAGCAGCGTCGCACACGCGCGCGCCTTCTCCCGGTGCTCCGGGGCCAGCGCATCGACTGGCACTTGGACGGCGGACACCAGGCCCATGCGCGCCTTGGTCGTCACGGTGGGCATGGGCCGGGCGCAGCCCGAGTCCTGGCCGCCCTCGCTGTAATACTGGACGAGGTAGGCCGTCACCAGGCGCTGGTTGCTGCCCGAGGCTGTGATCGTGGACATAGGCGCATCAGCAGGCCGGCCATCACCGTCATAGAACCCGCCGTTCGCTTGTTCGAAGAATGCCGATGCGAGCGCGCTGGGAACGCTGCTGGCCGTCACAGAGTTGAGCGGCGATTCCAGGCTGCGCACGCCACTGCTCCACCGCTTCGCGCCGGTGCTGCACGACTCCCCGTGACCGATGTCGATCAGATTGGCGACTATCAGGGTCTGTTCGCCCCGGTTCGCGCCCGTCACCGTCGGCAGCGGCTCGGCCGGCGTCGAGCCAGCCCGGTCGCCGTGATGTGTGAGGTGGGCCAGGTGTGCGGCAACCAGTGCGTGCTTGTTCGCCGTCACCACGGTTCCCAGCGGCGCCTCGATGTCTTGCGCGCGGGCCTGCTGGCCCTCGCGCTCGCCGTAGCCGATGGTGACGAGGTGCGCGCCTACCATCGCATGGTGCGTGCCGCTGGCCGCCACGGTGGAGAGCGGCTGCTCGACGCTATGCCCGCCCATGTGGGCGTCGCTGGTGCCGCGCAGCGGGGCTAGGGTCGGGGCCACGACGCTGAAATGGCCGCCCTTCACCTGGGCGCAGACGGTGCGCAGCGGAGCGTCCGCCGGCGTGGTGCGCTGGTTGCTCGCGTTGGCGTGCTCCGTGAGGAACGGGGCCAGGGCCGCGCCATTACCTCCGGAGCTACCCTCAGGACCTCCGGAGGTAGTCGCCCCACCTCCGGAGGTTCCAGTGCTCGCGCCGGGATATCCTGGCATGTTGGTCACAACCAGAGGGGCCAGCACTGGCTGGGCTAAGCCAGAATCGGCCTTGCTGGTGATGGTCTGCAAGGGTGCGTGCACGCTCCGTTCCGGAGATTGCCCCATGCGGCCGCCCACGCCGACGATAAAAGGGCTGGCGCTGTTCAGGACGTGGCGCCACAGGCCCTTGGCGACGCGCCGCCGCGTGTTCGACGCAAGCGGCTTCGGGCGGTCGAAGATGCTGGTGGCGGGAAGGCCGAAGTCGATGCACTCGGCTGCTGTCCTGTAAGGAGCCAGCATTCCGGCCAGCACTTCCCGCGACGCCGGATCGCCATGCGTCGCTTCTGGCCAGACGATGGGCAGGCCGTCGCGGCGCGCGACGAGGAACAGGCGCTTGCGGATTGTGGGCGCGCCGTTGTCGCATGCGCGCTGCTCGCGCCAATCCACCACGTAGCCGTGCTGCTGGAGCTGCCGTACGAAGCTCTCGAAGGTCTTGCCCTTGCGCTTCGGGTCAGGATAGACGTTGCCGTCGGTGCCGACGATGACTGGCCCCCACGTCTGAAATTCCTCGACGTTCTCCAGCATCAGCACGCGAGGCTTTGTCAGGGCGGCCCATCGCATGCCGACCCAAGCCAATCCCCGAATATGCTTGGCGACCGGGGTCCCGCCCTTCGCTTTGCTGAAGTGTTTGCAGTCGGGCGACAGCCAGACCAGCGCCACAGGTTGATTACCTGTGACCTGTACGGGATCCACGTCCCATACGCTCTGGCACAGGTGGCGCGTGTACGGGTGGTTCAGTGCGTGCATCGCCAGAGCCTAGGGGTCGTGGTTGATCGCGATGTCAACCGGGCGGCCGAACGCCGCTTCCAGGCCCGTGCTGGTGCCGCCACCGCCGGCGAAGTTATCGATGATCAGCTCATTGCCCAGCGGTAGCGCGAGTTGCGAGGTGCGCATGCTATCCCCTCACCCGGCGGTCGCGGTGCAGCTCGCGCAGCCAGCCGCTTCCGAGATCTCATCCAGCACCTGCGCGAGCGCTGCCATGTTCTCAACCGCTGCCCTGGCGTTGCCGTCGAACTGCGCCCATGCATCGCAGAGCCTGGGGATCAGCGGCATGACGCGCGCAGCAGTGTCTGCTGCTGTCGTCGCGGGCGCCAGCGCTGCTGCGCGGCGCCCGCGCTTGGCGATCGCGCGGGGTGTGATCTTCGTTTTCCCCTCGGCCTGGGCCTGTGCCAGCTCCGTCTGCAGTACGTCGACCGCCGCTGCGCCATGCGCGCGAATCGTCTGGACAGCCGTCGTTGCCGAGACGTGCCCGGCAACCACCATGTCGCGTACCTGCCTGGGCGCGGCGACCAGCTCCAGCAGGTTGTTGACGTAGGTTTTGCTCAGGCCCAGTCGCGCAGCGATTGTCGGCAGATCCATGCCGTAGCCATGCAGGCGTTTGCAGACAATGCCCGTTTCGTACGGTGTCAGCGGGCGGCCTGCATTGCCGCGCACGAGAGAGACCGTCATGTCCTCTCGGCTCGTGCCGGCGGGTTTGATGATGATCGGCAGGCGCTCGATCTGTATGCCTCGGTCGAGCAGCCGTTGCACGGCCGCGAACCGGGTATGCCCGTCCGTGAGATAGATGTGCTCGCCATCCGCCTCGCGGCTCACGTAGCCGGTCAGCGGTTTGTCCTGGTAGTATCCGTTGACCTGGATGGACTCGGCGAGCTCCTCGATGTGCTGCTGATAATCGGGTGAGTCCACGCGGACGTTGAATCCCGGCAGGATCCGGATCTGGCCCGGCGGCACCTGCCAGAGGTCGGCGGATTTCGCGCCGGCCGCGCTCATCGCCGCCTTGACGTTGCCGCGCACGTGATCGTGCTGGTAGTCCAGCGGCGGTTCGTGGATAGACATGTCGATACCTCCCTAGAACGGTATGTCGTCGTCGAGCGCGCCGGGGGCGGGATAGGTGCCACGCCCCCCTGCGGCCGGTGCCGGTGCGGCGCCCCCCTGAGCGGGGCTGCTCCCTTCGCGCCCGCCCAGCATCTGCATGTGGTCCGCGATGACCTCGGTGCTGTAGCGATCCTGGCCGGTGGCTGTGTCCTTCCACTTCCGCGTCTTGAGGCGGCCCTCGATGTAGACCGAGCGCCCCTTCCTCAGGTACTCGCCGGCGATCTCGGCCAGGCGGTTGTAGAAGACGACGCGGTGCCACTCCGTATCCTCACGGCGTTCACCGGTGGCCTTGTCCTTCCAGGACGACGTGGTGGCAATCGACACGTTGCAGACAGCAGCACCGTCGGGGCTGTAGCGCACCTCGGGATCGCGCCCGAGGTTGCCGACGAGGATCACTTTGTTGACCGACGCCATTACGCGGCCTCCACAGCGTCCATGTACGCCGACGACACCTCATGTACGAGCTGGTCCAGCGTGCTGTTGTTGTTGATGGTCACGTCTGGCGCAAAGTCATCGAGCTGCATCTCGCTGATGTGTTCGGCTTTGGCCTTGTCCGCCATCGGGCGGTAGACGCGCCAGATTTGCCCGCCATGGGCGCGCACGAGCCGCGCCTCGTTGGGGAACCGCACGTCTGTGATGACGATCTTGCGTGTGCCGTTGCGGCGAACCGTGTCCAGGTGGTCCTCCATCAGGCGCAGCCAGTAGTCAGAGCCACATTTGCTGCGGCGGTACTCCGTGCCCCACCAACGCATGATGTCGCGCGGGCTGCGCGGAGTTCCAATCTCGCAGCCGAGTGCGTGCATCGTGCGGATGAAGTCTCCATCGGCGCAGCGACCAATGGCCAACACGATGTCGGGCTTGGACTTCTGGTCACGGTCCGTGAAAACGCGGGGATCCACGCCGAAGGCTGCTGAGACTTCCTCGCGCAGCGGATCAGCGAACGCCGTCCGGTGGAAGCCAACGAGGGCGTGCAGGATACCTGCGACAGTGTCCTTGCCGACGCCCTCGCGCCCACACAGACCGATCGTGAGGTACGGACCGGTCATTTCGGCGCCCCATACAGCACCTGTGTATCAGTGCCGGCCACGATGTCTGCCACCATCGTCTCGACGGCGGCGTCCAGGACCAAGTCCGGCCGCACGAGCTCGTACCAGAGGGTCAACTTGCCTTCGCGCAGGCGATAGCGCAGGCGTGCCTCCAGGCGGTACGCCTGGCCCTGCCAGAACGCCGGGATGCCCAGTTGGAACCTGTCGAACGATTGCATCCGCGACGTGGTTTCGGCATCTTCGTTATCCACGTACTCGATGTCCACCCCGCCCGACTGCACGCGCACGGCAGAGCGAATCCGTTTGTCCGATGTGATCTCGAACTTGGTCGCGAGTTGGTGCATGGCGGTGCCGGTCGGGAATCCCTCCTGCGTTGCGATGTCCTTGATGTTGTTCTCGATGAACTCGGCGAATTCGGCCTGGTTCATCGGTTTGCGGTCCTGTTTGGTCCACGTCGCCCACTCGAACGCCACTTTCGGTGCGAATTCGGCACGAAAATCGCACCATCCTGCCGGCGAGTCGAGGTATTCGCCGGGCGCATGCTCGTTGAATATCGCTGTCATGTTCAGAGGCGGCATGGCCGTGGCATCCACGGTGGTGTAGAGCAGCGTCTCTGGTTGTTTGTGGCGGTTCACGTACTCGATGAACGACTCCGGCGTGCGCAGGGCCACCGAGCCGATTTTGCGACGGGGCGTGTCCTCCAGTTTGCGCAGTGCCTCGTCGGTTTCGATGTGGTAGCCCTCGGGCACCGCGATCAGCCTGCCCTGAGCGTCGGCTGCCTCGACGACGATCTCGGGACGGGGGGCGAGGCGGGCCGCGGTTTCCGCGATGTTGGCGTCCGCGGATGCGGCGAGCACTTCGTTACTGGGCTTTTGCATGTCATTCTCCAATGGCTTGACGGGGGGGCACTGCGATGGCGTTGGCGGCGCCGGGGATCTCTACGGAATGCAGGTCGAGGTGCTGCTGGCGCGGATCCTGGGTGAGCAGGTTCCCCTCGGGCGTCGGGTAGAACATCGTCGTGAGCCGCTCCTCCTGTGGGGCTTTGTGCGTCAGCGTGTCGATGATCTCGATTGCGCCACTGCGGCTCAGCCGCTTGACCTTGAGCTTGATCGTCAACTCGCCGTCCTTGCCCGTGCTTTCCACGGCCATGACGACGTTTGCGAGCGCCTGGGCAGCCTCGTCGAGCAGCATTCCTCCGCGCACGTGGCGCAGGGTGTCCATCAGGGGTCGAACTCCCATAGGGTCCTCGTCGGTATGTGGCCTCACGGCCGGATTCAGTCGTTATCGCCAGCGGCCAGGCGCTTCACGTCTTGCGGCGGCGGTGGGCGAAGCTCGGTTGGCGGCGCCGATACGCGCCGCATGAGGGCGATGGCGTGCAGTGAGATGGCGTGAGCGAGCAGCGGGTCACGCATGGCCTCGTCGAACGATGCGCGCACGCGGGCTTCGTAGTGAGCGCGGCGCAAATACTCGTCGGTGGGTTGAATGCGCTGCCGATGGCTCATGCCGGCGTCCGATATCAGGCGACTGGCACCAGGGTGCCGAAATCGTCCACGACCGCATGCCAGGCCCTGAACGAGGACCAGGGCGGCGACCCCAACACGGTGATGCTGGTCATGTTGCGGGGCGTCGGAGTTGGGCTGTCCTCGTCGTCCGGCCACCGCTGGCAGCCAACGTAGTCCGTCAGGAGGCTGAATACGGTCGCGCCTGAATTGCTGGCCCAGGGGCTCATGGGGCCTCCCGATGCGCGGCTGTGAAGTGGCGTTCCATGGCCAGGAGCGCGCGTGGCGGGTAATCGTCCAGCGGTTCGACGATGGTGCGAGCGTCCGGGCGGTCGTAGAGGCAGGCATGCCCCTCGGGGAGGATGGCGAGCACGCCGCCGCTGCCGCAGGCGCCACGGCCTGCGATCTCCGCCCAGGCCGTATGCATATCAATCAACTGAGCTTCGTAGGCTGCCTCGTCGCCTGATGATGCAACCCCGAAAAGCGCAGCCACCGCAATGAGACCCAGTGGAGCATTCAACTTGTTTCGCATAACAACCTCAAAGTTGTGTTTTGCCTGACTAATGTATGGCTGCGCCTTACATATGTCAAGCAAAACACAACTTTCTAGGCGGTCCATAGGCGAGTTGATTTCCGGATCCACCGCATGGGCGCGTCACTTGTAAACTCGCTCGGTCACGGAGGACGCCAATGAGTCTGCGGAAAGCGAGGCGATGGAGGTGGCCAAGCGCCTGGGGCGTTATGGCTTGTGCGGCTCTGGCGTGGTTTGCGGCGCCGGTAGCAGCAAAGGAGCCAGTTAACCCTTCCGACGCGTTAAGCGAAGCGCTTGCAGCCGATCCCCGACTCCATCGTGATTTCGTATTGCGCGGAGTAGTTTCGGCCCCGAGCAACGTATCCGGTCATACAGTGCTATGCGGCTATCTGTCGTTGGCCTCGGGCTTATCTGCGGCACGGGAGTTCCAGCTTGTCTCGGTGGTTGTGGCGCTGAGGTCACCCGGAGACTGGACTGTCGTCCGTATGGCGCAGTACGGCACCGCTGCCGAGTATGAATGTCAGACCGCGGGTATCGCTATGTCGCTCGTCCCGCCATCAGCGCGGGCCCTCAATGTCAGGGCCGCATGGCCCAGAGAAGAGCAAGGCGTGCAAGAGGCGATGCGTGATTCGGATCTACTGGACCCGTTCAGCGTGCAGTTGCGCCGGCTACGCGTTGGCGATCTGCAGGCGGCCGTGGTGATGTGCGGGGAGTTCAACGCGAAAAATGCGTATGGTGCGTATATGGGCTTCCAGCCTTTCATTGGCACTGTCATGGGTGATCATGTGCGCATTGACAGACTTGGGCATGAACCGAGAATGGCCCAGCTTCTAAACGAAGCGTGTCTGGAAACTGGGTTGACACCGACGCCTCGGTGAAGAAATAGAAAAGGCCCGCGATCCTGCGGGCCTTTTCTATTTCTTCACTGGACGAAGCGCGGCGCGGCGGCCGCTCAACTGTGGTTGCGGATTATTACAGGCTAGAGTAGGCCCCACCCGCCGCCCTCCATCCCTTTCAACCGCTTGCCTTGCGCGCCGCATGGGTAGGCGCAGGCAGCTCTTGGGCGACCGCCTCAGCAAAACCCTCGATTCGCGCCTTCTGCTCCTCGGACAGCGCGCTCCACTCCTCATGGGAAACGCGTCGGAATGGCCAGTCCGCAGCTCCGCCCTGAGCGGATGCAGCAGTGCCAGTCAGCAAGTAGTCAGTAGTCGTTCTAAGGAGGCCGGAGAGCCGAACCAGGCGGTCGACGTCCGGCCGTGACACATCCCGCTCCCAGTCCGAGACGGAGGCGCGGTGAATTGAGAATGCCTCAGCGACCTGCTGCAAAGTGAGGCCTCGCGCCTTACGTCTTTCCCGGATTCGAGTGCCAATGGACATGAGGGCGAGCCTAACACTTGCATGTTGTGTTTCACCTAACGTATATTGTTGTGTATTGCCTAACATGGTCGTGTCTATGAACCCGAAACAGATTGTCCGCGGAGCGATCAAGGACGCCGGTGGGGTTGGTGTTGTAGCCAAGCACTTCGGACTGGCAAGAACGTCCGTGTATGAGTGGATCGATCGGGGCGAGGTACCCGTCGCCCGGGCGGTGGAGGCTGAGAGAACTTGGGGTGTTTCCCGACGAGCTCTGCGGCCCTCGGATTGGCAGCTTTGCTGGCCGGAGCTTGCATCCCCAATGGCCGCCGCGCAGGAGCCGACGCATGCGTGAGTGGATCATCCTCGATGCCATCATCACGCTCGGAATCGTCGCTGTCATGTGTCTCGCATGGGTGGTCATATGAGCACCCCGCCGCCGGCTGCGTCACGCGCATGGCCGCACCATCCTGATGTCCGGCGCACGCTCGCGCATCGTGTCGCCCGCGCCGGGCTCGGCCAGGTCGTACTCCACGCAAAGTCTCTCAAAAATGGCTGCGACGAGCGTCTGCGCAGGCTCGGCCACGCGCGCTCGCGCAATCTCCAGTGCGTGATCCAGCAGCAACTCAACGTCTGCACGGGCGGCGGCAATTTCGGGTTCGCGCACGGTTATCTCCAAGGTCGCGGCGGGCGCCCGATCGCGCCCTCCTGCTGCGCATTCTGCATCGTGCGCGGCGCGTCATCCACGATAAAAAACCCACGATTTACGGAGCGCGCATGACTCTGCGACGCACAAACACGTCCTGGCGTGACGCGCTGTTCAACGCTCTCCGGGCGACGCATGACGGCGTTGCCGGCTTTTGCAACTGGGCTTCGGCTCATCGCGATCGAACGATCGCTGACAGCACCTTATACAAGCGCCTCGACGGCAAGTACCCGGGTGAGCGCGTCCCGATCGAAGACGCGGAGCTGATCACCGAGTACGTGATGCGCGATGCCAATGCGCGCCACAAGGCGCTCGATTGGATCGCTGCCCTGGCCGCACGGTGGAACCTAATCGTCATCGCCGTTGACCCGCCGCGGCCTGTCGGCGATCTGGCAGCAGATCTGCGCGCGATCGTGGACAAGGTCGCGCGGTTCTTCGAGAAGGGCGGCCGTCTCGCTGGCGTCGTGAACCAGGCCACGGCAGACGGGCACCTCACGGGCGCCGAGGTGGACGAGATCGAGGAACACATCGATCTGGTTGTGCGGCATTTGATGCAGATGAAGGTCAAAGTCCGTCGGGCCGCGGGTCGGCCGGTGGATCCATCCGGTGAACTATCCAGAGCCGACGAGGCTCATCATGCCGCGCCCACGCAAGCGCAGGAGGATCCCGATGAATGACGCGCACGCGTTTGAGATTGCAAACCTGGACCAGCGCCTGTTGGCGGCGGAGGCTGCGATAGCCAGTCTCAAGCATCGGCTATGCCAGCTTGAGGGCGTGATGCGACTTGTCGCTGAGCCGCCCGATGAAGGCCGGGCGGGGTTGCTGATCGTGTCGTGCCAGATCGTTCCCAGCGATGTTGGGCCTCGGGTAGATCTCGTTGTCCGTGGCGCTTGCGGATACTCGATCGGGCTGGTCGCTGAACTGGCCAGAGCCGCATCTGAAGTCCGTGCGTCGATTCAACGGCAAGGCAGTGAGGGGATCACCGCCCGTGCCGAAGCGGCCGCTAAGTTCGCGGCTGAAGTAGCTGTTTGGAATGAGACTGCACGCGGCGAGCCCCCTCCTCATCAAGGCGGGACAGCATGAAGTTGCTGAGTTTCTCTTCGTACCGCTTCTGCGCGGCGGCATCGCTTTCGAGAAGCGCCTCGACTGCGAGCCTGAGGGCCAAGATCGAGTCGGAATTCGCCTGTGTTGTGCGGGTTACCGATAGAAGCGCTTCCGTCAGCGCTTCCAGCGCTGTCGGCTTGTTCGTGTCGTTCATGCCCTGCTCCTTTTTGGAACTCTGGTTGTGTAGGAGCCGCCAGTGTATCGGTCAGGAGCGGGGCACCCATAGACCACTCGTGCCACGGAGAGCGGCTCACTGCATTTCGCTCAGGCTTTCTCGGTGCAGTTCCTCTCGCGCCCAGGCGCGGCGATCGTCGAGCTCGGTCAAGCGAGCGAACACGGCGCCGATAACGCCGCCGTCAGGCTCGGCCACTGCCTGCTTTGCGACTGCCACGGCTCGCCGCAGGGTGAGCAGCGCCGTTGCGTCGTCGGCGGCGTGCTGCCGCGCCAGGGTTCCGAATTCCATCCCTTCATCCTCGAGTTCAGGTACGGCATCAGTTTGCGATGCGTGGCTGGGTTTCGCTATGTCGGGAAATGCGTACGTACTCGCCGCAACTCGCGGTAACTCACTCCACGAAGGTTCATCCCGATGAAGATCGCTCAGGCGTCGCCGCAACTTTTGCCGGGCGACAAGATCAGCATGCCCAACAGTGGCCCGACGGGCACTGTGATCCGGTGGTATGTACAGCGCGGCGCCAAGGGATTTGGCGAGCCGGACGAGCGCGTCTGCGAGGTGGATGTGGCAGGACGCGGCGTTTGCGTGTTCTCCGAGGCGTTCGCGCGGCGCCTGGACCGTCTGCCATCCTGACCATGACCTCATCCCCCCCGATTCGTGGGCGCATCGTGACGCTCATCCTCAGCTCGCTCAACGAGCGCGGACCGGCGCCTGCACACGTGCTCGCGAGCAGGCTGGGGTTGCCGCTGCGGTCTGTGGAGCGCGCCTGCTGGCGTCTCAAAGCGGCGGGCGTGATCACGGCACCGGAGTCCATCCGGAGATCCGGCACGCGCAAACCGCTGCTCGTGTACCGCGTTGCCGAGCAACGTCTGCCCGAGGCGATCGGCTGGCGATGACGCGGGATATGTTCACGGGCCGCGAAAGCCGGCGGGCGGGTGGATGGCGGCGTGACACGTCGGCCAGCGACCTGCCTCCGCGTCATGAGCATCGTGATCCATCCACGCGTCAGACCTATTTCCATGGGGCCGGGCGATCCTGGTCGCGGGACGAGATCCTGCGCCTGGCCGGGTTTGCCGACGCGGTGCGGCGGCATCCCACGCACGAGATCATCGTGCTGTTCCACACCGTGGGCGAGCCGTTCACGGCCCTCATTGCGATTCCCAGGGAGCGCATCGCACCGCGTGGCGCCGATCGCTCGTTGGCTACTGCGCCGCCGTTCTGGCGACATGGAGACATCATGCACATCGCAGCAGACCGGCCTCCCTGACTCGCCCAGGCGCCAGGCGGGAAGCGGCTGAATACGCGGTTACGCCATGGTGGTAGGGCCCCAAACCGGATCCCGAGGGGCAGCGTGGGTGCGAACGACTAGAGCGTGGGTAGGAGCCCTGTATGGGGTTCGAAGTCTGGTCAATTCCGGGGGCATACATCCGCCCGGAGGCCCTGTTGCGTACGGTCGGCTCCGAGCGGCATGCATGGTTGGGTACGCATCTCCTCACTAGGGGGTGCTCTGCCCAATCGCCCCGATCCCACCAAACGGCAGACGAACCGCCCGGCACCCTCTCCCTGTACCACCGTCTCAACAAGTTCCATTGAGGTAGATCATGAGCAACATCCTGCAGTTATTCACCGACGATGGCCCTGGAGCAAAAACGCGCGACACCGAGCCCATGGCCGTGACGTTCCAGGCATGGTGGGCGGCCTACCCTCGCAAGTGCGCCAAGAAAGCCGCCGAACGCGCGTGGTCTCGCATGCCGGAGGCGCATCGACGGGCCGCCTGCGATGCGTTGCCCGTGCACGTCGAGCACTGGCGCGCCCGCTATGGCGAGGAGCGGTCGTTCATCCCGCACCCTGCCACATGGTTGAATGGAGAGCGTTGGGACGATGAGCTCGACCCCATCGTCAAGCCTGCGGCGGCAGAGCCGCGATCTGCGCCCGGGCTGGCGTGGTGGATGGATGATGGCCTCATGGAGGCCAAGGGGCGCGATGTCGGCGCCGGGCCTGCGAGGCCGGGCGAGACGCGGGATCAGTACCGAGGTCGGATCGCGCAACTGATCGCGCGTGGCAATGGGCGGGCCGCATGAGTCTGAAACGAGACCCCGCGATGCAGGAGCGCCTCGACGCATGGGGGGTCTGGCGCTACTCGGGGGGCTACGCGGCCTCGTCCCCTCTGGCCGATTTCATGGGCGCCGGTGGGGGTGACAGCGATGGTGTGCCGCGTTCCTTCGTGCCTGTGGATGCTCTGGAATGCGCGAGGACGGACGAGGCGGTGCGGGCCCTGCCAACGGAGTTGCGGCAGGCCGTCGGGGCGTGGCATGGCACGGCGTCGGGGACGCTGGACGCGGTGGCTCATGGATTGGGCATCGTGAGAGGCACCCTGCACCGGCGTCTGTGCTACGCCGACCAGCGGCTTGCCGAGTGGTTTGCGGCTCGCGTGGCGGCCTCCAGGGCGGCCCGCGAGACGGAAATTAGGAGAGATATACTGGATCGTGCATAATCCGGTACATTCCTGCGGAGCTTGCGCGGGAGACAATCAGCGGCAGGGCGAAAAGGCCCCGACATTCGGTCAGATGTCGGGGCCTTCGTGCGTTTGGGACGGCGGTAGGCGGCGCGGCGGGCGCGGTTGGTGGTCGATGCACCAAAGTGGGGCGCGGCAGCGACCGAGGGTGCCGCAGCCAGCAGAAAGCCGGGGGCCCCTAGGGAAAACGCTGCCGTAAGGGTAATTCGAACCCCGGAAAGTGCGCAGTCACGAGGCGCTTCCAAGGGGGTTGTATGGTGAATTGGGGAAGGAATCGGCTGTGATCAAGTTCAGATCCACCCTCGGCGAGGGCTCGAAATTTCTGGACGCCACGAGCCGCCAGGTTCCGTTCGCCACGGCCGTCGCCCTGAACACCACGGGCCAGCGCATGCTAGAGGCCCTGAAATCCGAGATCGACCGGCGCATCGACCGGCCGACTCCGTACACTCGCAATGCTCTGCGGCTCTCGCGAGCCCGCAAGGACAAGCTCGAGGCCACGGTGGATTTCAAGGACGCCGCCGGCAAAGGAACGAGCGCTGGCCGCTACCTCTCGCCGCAGGCGCTGGGCGGCGGCCGCTCGCGCAAACGCAGCGAACTCGCGTTTGCGCGGCGCTCCGGCATTCCCACCGGCTCGTACCTCGTGCCGGGGGCGGCTGCCGAGCTGGATCCCTATGGCAACGTGTCTCGCGGCCAGGTGGTGCGGCTGCTGTCGTATCTCCAGGCGTTCGGTGAGGAGGGCTACCGGGCGAACGCCACCGATAAGCGCCGGAAGCGCCTCGCGAAAGTCGGCACGACCGAGCAGGGTTTCAGGCGGATCAACGGCGTCGTGTATTTCGTGTCGCGGGGCCGGGGCACGCTGTCCGGTAACCGAGAGCAGCATCTTCCCGCCGGCATCTGGAGCAAAACGGGCATCCATGGCGGCGAGGTCTCTCCCGTGTTCCTGGCGGTAGACGAGCCGCGCTACCAGCCCCGTCTGCCGTTTTACGAGCGCGCCGACGAGGTCTACGCGGCGCATTTCGAAACCGATTACCAGTCGGCGCTGAACATGGCGCTGGCTACGGCACGTTGAGGCAATGATGCTGGATCTGCACGCCACGGTTACCCAGTCCGAGTTCGGGCGTATTGTTGGTATCAGCCAGCAGGCCGTCAGCGACCTCGTCGGACGTGGCGTGCTCCGGTCTGGCGAGCCCGTGGGCGTGTGGCTCGTCGAGTACTGCAGCCACCTGCGTGAGGGAGCGGCTGGTCGGTTGACTGCGGGCGATCTCGACCTGGCGACGGAGCGCGCACGGCTGGCATCAGCCCAGGCTGACAAGGTCGAGATGGCCAACGCCGTCACGCGCGGCGAGCTGGCTCCAGCACATGTGATCGAGGAGGTGCTGTCGCGTGCTGGTGCGCGAGTGGCCGGCATTCTGGATAGCATCCCGATGGCGGTCAAGCGCCGCGTGCCTGAGTTGCCGGCCTCCTCGGTGCGCTACATCGAGGAGGAGATCGCACGCGTGCGCAACATCGCCGCATCGGTGAGTGTCGCCGACCTGCAGCCTCAGGACATATTCGCGGACGCCGAGTCCGACGGCGAGCCCGAGGCAGGTTGACATGACGACAGCGTATTCCGAGGCCGTCTGCAAACATCTGCGGGTTGGCCTGGCGGCGTTCGCCGTGCCGCCGCCTGTGTCGCTCGATGTGTGGGCCAGCGAGAATTTCTATCTGTCGGCGGAGTCCAGCTACGTCGAGCAACGGTGGCGGCCGTGGCCGTTTCAGCGAGCGATTCTGTCGTGCATGGGGAACGACGCGATCCGCGAAGTGGATGTCGAGAAGTCCGCGCGCGTGGGCTACACGAAAATGCTGCTCGCAGCCATCGGCTATTTCGCGGAGCACAAGCGGCGCAATCAGGGCCTCTGGCAGCCGACGGATGACGACCGGGACGATTTCGTCAAAACTGAGTTGGATTCGATGCTGCGGGACGTTCCGGCCATGCGCCGTGTGTTCCCGGAGTATCTTGCCCGGCATAAGGACAACACGCTGCTGCAAAAGCGCTTCTTAGGCAGCGTGCTGCATCTGAAGGGCGGCAGGTCGGCGAAGAACTACCGGCGTATGTCACTGGACGTGGCGCTGCTGGATGAGCTGTCCGGGTTCGACAACGATGTGGAGAAAGAGGGCGATCCGTTCACCCTAGCGGCCAAGCGCGTCGAGGGAGCGACGTTCCCTAAGATCATTTGCGGGTCTACGCCCAAGCTCAAGGGTTTCTGCCTGATCAATGCCCGGGTGCAGTTGGCCGAGGTGGTCTATCGATACCACGTCGATTGCCCGCATTGCGGCGGCCACCATGCGCTCACCTGGGGTGGTAAAGACGAGCCGCACGGGTTCAAGTGGGTGGACGGTGACCCGGAGACCGTCAAGCACTTGTGCCCTCATTGCGGTGCCCTCTCCACCCAGGGAGACTACCTGGCCGCGGAGGAGAGTGGCCGTTGGTACGGCACCGACGGCTCCACGGTCGATCACGAGGGCGTGTTCCGCGATGCCGCCGGTGTGGTCATACCGCCGCCGGCACACGTCGCGTTCCACGTCTGGACGGCCTACAGCCCACTGGTGACGTGGGCGCAAATCGTGCGCGAGTTCATGGCTGCGTACGAGGCGACCCAGCAAGGCGACGACAGCAAGCTCAAAGCGTTCACGAACACGACGCGGGGCGAGGTGTGGGAGGGTGAGATTGAGCGCACCGACGCTGAGGAACTGCTGAACAGGGCCGAGCCGTTTTCGTTGCGCATCGTGCCGCGCGATTGTCTGTTGCTGCTCGCCGGAGCCGATACCCAGGACAACCGCATCGAGGTAGCCGTGTGGGGGTTCGGGCGTGGTGGGCGCATGTGGACCATCGAGCACCGGGTGTTCTACGGCAATCCGGCTGAGCCGCAGATCTGGGTCGAGCTCTCCGCCTATCTGCGCGAAACGCGGTTCCCGCATGTCGCGGGCCCGGAGATGGGCATCTACGCCACCGCAATCGATAGCGGCGGCCACAATGCCCAGGCTGTGTACGAGTTCGCACGCTCACATGCCGCATTGCGTGTGTTCGCGGTGCGTGGCCGCCCCGCTGGAGAGAAGCACATCAAGGACGGAGCGGGTCCGGTTGATATCGACTGGCGGGGCAAGCGCGTCAAGGGCGGGGTGATCCTCTGGCATGTCGGCACCAACCTTGCCAAAGACCTGTTGCACGGCCGTTTGCAGGTGACGCGTCCGGGGCCAGGCTACGTGCATCTGTCCAACGAGTTGCCGAAGTCCTGGTTCGATCAGTTCACCGGCGAGGTGCGCGCCACGCGGCGCACCGTTACCGGCACGCAAACGCGTTGGACGGCGGTACGCAAGCGCGTCGAGACCTGGGATTGCGCGGTCTACGCCCTCTGGCTGGAGGCGCACCTGGAGCTCGCGCGCAAGCCGGCGGCCTGGTGGGACATGCTGGAGGCGAAGGTGCAGCCGGATCAGGCCGATCTGTTCGCAGCATTGCGTGCAGGCTCAGATGCACCGCGTGCAGAGGTGGCCGGCGCAGCGCCGCCGGAGGCTCGTCGGGCGGCCCTTCCGTCGCCGGCGCGCGCTACACGCCAGCAGCCGTCACTCGATCAACCGCTGGCCCCGCCGGCACCACCACCGGCCCGGCGTGCGCCGCGGCGGGTGGTGCAATCAACGTATCTGCGTAGGCGCTGACATGGCATATACACAGGCAGACCTCGACCAAGCCAAGCGCGATCTGATCGCGGCGCAGAGCGAGGTCCAGTACGGCGACAAGCGCGTGAAGCTGCTGGCCGTGGAGGAGCGGCTCAGGCTCGTGAACCTCATCCAGGATGACCTGAACGCGCAGGCTCGGCGCCGCCGTCCGCGTATGTATCACATGGTCAACAAGGGCAAGGGGATGTGATGCGAACGGCACCCGCAGGCTACCGCACGCTGGCGCAACGTGGATTCATGGTGCCCGCTCGCATGCAGGCGTTGTCGTCGCCCTACGAGGGCGGCAGCGCCACCGGGCACCGCTCCCGCAACTGGAACCCGAGTGCGGCGGGGCCGAACAGTGCGGCCACGTCCAGCCTGACCACGATCCGTCGGCGGGCCCGGGATGCCGTGCGCAATGACCCGTGGGCAAAGGCCGCGGTCGAGCGCTGGGTGTCCAATGCCATTGGCACCGGCATCCAGCCCTACCCTCGGCATCCGGACCCCAGCATGCGGCGGCTGCTCAAGGAGCTGTGGGCCGACTGGTCGCCGGAGGCGGACGCTGACGATCGGCTGGATGTGTATGGGCTGCAATCGCTCGCGGCGCGTGCAATGTTCATCGACGGCGAGGCGCTGTCGAGACTGCGCCAACGACGCGTGGAGGACGGGCTTGTGGTGCCGCTGCAGGTCCAGGCCATCGAGGGCGATCATCTGCCTGTCGAGGTCACGATGCCGCTCGCGGGGCGGAATGAACTCGTCAACGGCGTGGAGTTCGACAGTATTGGCCGACGCGTGGCATATCACCTCTGGAACCGGCATCCTGGTGACAACGCCACCGGCGCGCTGCGCGAACTGCGCCGCGTGCCGGCGACCGAGGTGGTGCATGCGTTCAGTATGTTGCGGCCCGGGCAGGTGCGTGGCGTCTCGGAGTTGGCCACGGTACTGCTGCGGCTGCGCACGCTCGATAGTTTCGACGACGCCGTGGCATTCCGGCAGGAGGTGTCCAACCTGTTCGCCGGGTTCCTGGTGGCCAAGGGCAGCGACATGAGCCAGCCCGATGACCCGGTAAACCCCATGACTGGTGTGGATGAGGTTTATGGCGATGACGGTGCCCCGCTGGTGGGGCTCGAGCCCGGGACCATGCAGGCGGTGCCCGAGGGATGGGACGTGAAATTCGCCACGCCGCCTGGAGCGCCAGACGCCTATGGCGAGTTCATGCGGCAGCAGTTGATGGCCGCGTTCGCGTCCGTCGGAATTCCCTATGAGCTCGGCTCGGGCGACCTGCGCGGGGTCAATGACCGCACGCTGCGTGTCATCGTCAACGAGTTCCATCGCACCATCGAGCGATTCCAGTGGGGGTTCTTCATCCACCAGTGGTGCCGCCCGCTGTGGAACGCCTGGGTGGACATGCTGGCTCTGTCGGGCGTGATCCCGATGGATTCCTACATCCGCGACCGCCGGCTCTTTCGTCGTGTCCTGTGGGTGCCCCAGGGTTGGCAGTATTTCAACCCCGTGCAGGACGTAAAGGCCAACACCGACGCGGTGCGGGCCGGTTTCATTTCGCGCCAGCAGATCGTCCTCGCCCAGGGCGTTGACCCTGAGGAGGTCGCTGAGCAGATTCGAGAGGACAACGATCAGGCCGACCGGGATGGCCTGACGCTCGATAGCGACTCGCGCCACGCGCGCAACAAGGGGGCCGAGCCCGCCGCCCCGAGCGAGCGGGACGACGATCCGTCGGACCCCGCCGCTGTTCCCTCACCTCGATAGGAGCTACCCATGCCGAGACCCTGGTATTCGATCCGGGCCAAGACCCTGGGCGACGAGCGCGTCGCCGAGATCCTGATCTATGACGAGATCGGATTCTGGGGTACGACGGCCAAAGCGTTTGTCAACGAGCTGGACGCGGTGGTTGCGTCCGCCAATGCGACGCGCATTCTCGTCTCGATCAACAGCCCCGGCGGCAACGTGTTCGACGCCAACGCGATCTACAACACGCTGCTGCGGCACCCGTTGCCCGTCACCACCCGGGTCGACGGCGTTGCCGCCTCCGCGGCCTCCCTGATTTTCATGGCGGGCGGCGAGCGCATCATGCCTGGCAACGCCATGCTGATGATCCACCATGCGTGGACGGTGGCGGCCGGAACGGCTGAGGAGCTGCGTGCCGAGGCCGACATGATGGACAAGGTACGCAACGGTGTGGTGACGGCTTACGCGCGCAGTGGCCAGGCGGATGACGAGATCATCGCCATGATGGACGCCACCACGTGGCTGGATGCGGGCGAGGCCATGGATAAAGGGTTTGCGACCGCGCTCGAGGAGCCCGTGAAACTGGCCGCGTCCGCGAGGGCCGTCGATCTGCTGGCGCGACACAAGGGGGTGCCGGCCGCGCTGCTCGCCGAGCTGGATGACGCCGACAGCGACCCGGCCCCCAGCTCCCAGCCCACTCCGGAGCCGTCCCCGCCGGTGCCCGAGGATCCGGTGCCGCAGCCAGCTCCGGCCCCGCCTCCGCCCCCGGTCCCCGCGAACTCTGCCGAGATGGTGGCACATGTGTACGCTGAGTGCCGTTCGCGCCGCATCCCCCATATGGCCGAGGGCGTACTCGTCAGCAGTGACCTGACGGACCGCACGTCGGTAAACGCCCGGGTCGCCGTCGCAGAACAGGTCGCAGGGCTGTGTCTCGCGGCCTCTGTGCCCGATCGCGCAGCCGATTTCATCATGGCCGGCCTGGGTGTCGAGCAGGTGCGCTCACGGCTGCTCGACCACATGTTCGAGACCCGCAACGCCAACCCTGTCAGCAACCTGCAACGCCCCCCCTCTCCCTCGGCTCCGTCGCAGAGCAGCGGACCGAACCCTTCGGCGATCTACGCCGCCCGCAAAACCCTCTCTGCTCGATAGGAGTCTCAACATGAGTTTCGTACATCAACAGGCCCGTGCGGCCGATTTCATCGTCTCCGAGGCCAATGGCCAGCGTTCGCGAGCCAACATTGTGATGGCCGCCGGTTTCGGCGTCGTGCTGGCCGGCACCCTGATCGCGCAGACCACCGCGGACAACGCGGCAATCGCCACGCCCACCGCCGGCAACACGGGCAACGGCGTGCTGGGCACGTTCGTCGTCACAAGCGGCGCCGTGTCCGGCAACTACTCGGTGCAGATCACCGAGGCGTCTGCCGGAGGTGGTGCGTTTGAGGTTACGGGCCCGGGCGGCGTGGTACTGGGTGCAGGCGAGGTCGGTACGCCGTTTACCGCCGGCGGTCTCACGTTCACGATCGCTGACGGTGCCTCAGATTTCGTGGTGGGCGACTCGTGGACCATTGCGGTCACCGCAAACCTCGGCGAATGGGTGCCGTATGACGAGGACGGCGCCAACGACGGCCGGCGTGCAGCCGGTGGCGTCCTGTATGCCTCGGTGGATACGACGCAGGCGGACGTGCAGGCTGTCGGCATCGTTCGCGACGCCGAGGTGGCCGCCGCGCTCCTCATTGGCCTGGATGCCGCTGGCCGGACCGACCTCGCAGCCCTCGGCGTGCTCGTGCGCGACTGATCCCCTTCAGCCCTCATCACCCGATGAATTGCGGCCGCGAGTGCGGCCGTTTCCATTTCTGGAGCCACCATGGCCGATATCTCTCTGTTCCAGGACGAGGCATTCTCCGTCCCCAACCTCGCGGCAGCGATCAACGAGCAGCCCTATGTTCCCGGCCGCATTGGCGAACTGGGCTTGTTCAATGAAAGAGGCGTTTCGACCACCGTCGTGCAGATCGAATATGACGGCGCCACGCTCAAACTCGTCGCCGCCAAGCCTCGTGGCGGCGTGGCCGACATCACCACCCTCGGCCCGCGCAAGTTGATCCCCTTCAACACGGTGCACCTGCCGCAACGGTCCACCATGCTGGCCGACGAGATCCAGAGCATCCGCGCATTCGGCTCGCAATCCGAACTGGAGACGGCCGTCGCGCGCGTCGCCTCGTATCAGGCCACGCATCGTACGCAGTTGGACATGACGCACGAGTTCCAGCGGATCGGCGCCATCAAGGGCCAAATCCTGGACGCCGACGGCGAAACCGTACTGCTCGATGTATACCAAGCGTTCAACATCGAACAAACATCCTTCTCGATGGCCCTGGGCGACGTCAACACCATCGTTCGCGACAGGTGCGATGACGTGTTGGACCTGATCGAGACCGCGCTGGGTGCGACGCCGACGCGCAGCGCGCGCGCGCTGTGCGGCCGCGAATTCTGGAAAAAGCTGACCAGTCACAAGAGCGTGCGCGAAACGTACCTGAACACCGCGCAGGCAGCGGAACTGCGCGGTGAGCTCAGCGGCTCGTTCGAGATCGGTGGCATCAGCTTCGAGCGCTACCGCGGCAGCATGAAAGGCAAGCCCTACGTGCCGGCGAACGAAGCTTTCGCGTTTCCAGAAGGCGTACCGGAGTTCTTCATTACACGCTTTGCGCCTGGCGACTATCTGGAAACGGTCAACACAGACGGCCTGCCGTATTACAGCCGCGTCGAGGTGCTGCCCTACGGTAAGGGCCTGGGCATCGAGAGCCAATCGAACCCACTGCATATTCCGACGCGGCCCAAGGCCGTCATTCGACTTACCGCGGGCGCATGATGGACTGGGACAACAGCGTGTTCGACCGCGCGTTCGACGCGGTCGGCATCCGCGTGCCGGTACGGCGTCTGGTGGGCAACACGCCAGGGCCCGAGTTCCGGGCCCGATTCGACCGGCCGCAGGAGCTCGTGCTCGACGGGCTGGTGCACACGACCGACTACGCGATCGAGTGCACCAGCGCGGACGTGCAGCCGCCGCTGGCCGATGCTGACGTGCTGCAGATTGAGGTTCGCCGAGGCGTGTTCGAGCGCTACCGCGTCAACCAGGAGCCGCTGGTGCAAGGCGACGGGCACTGGACCCGAGCCACACTGGAGCGATTGCCATGACCACTCTCGTGCAAACCTATGTTGAGGGCCTCAGGGCGGAGCTTATCGCCGCCCCGGGTTTTCCGGCCGAGGTGGAGTCTTCCCCTGTGCGGGCAAGCACGCGGCAGCGACCGCAGGTCGTGACCCTGCTGCTGGGGCTGGAGACCGTGGCAGACGGTTCGATTTCGCGCGTCAACCGCGCGCGCGAAGTCCACCTGCTGGTCCACACGGCAGGCGAGGATCACATCGAGTTGTCCGAGTCGGTCTTCGAGGCGGCTCACCCGCTGGTGATGGGGTTCAGTGCCCCCGGCATCGTTGGCATTCAGGAGCTGCGCACCGATGAGCCGAAGTACGCCAATGGCGATCTGCTGCGCCAGGTTGTCACCCGGCGCTATCTCATCACTTATCAAACCGACGAGCATTCGCTGAGCGAGTAGGAGATCACTATGAACAAGACCCCCGATGTCGTGGCCGCCGTCCCGTCCACCGCCGTGCCCACGGTGGCAGAGCCTCCCGCGGTCCCGGTGCCTGAGCAGGCTGCTCCTACCCCGAAGGACGTGCTGCGCAAGGCGCTGCGCGATGAGAATGCCGGACGAGGCGGTTGCTACATCCTGGATCCTGCCACCGGAGTCCGGGCGCTCAAACACCAGACGCCCCAGCCGAAGGCGTAACGCATCGACACGCCGCGCTGCAGCGGCAGACGCTTCCTGGCCGCCACGTGCGGCCCTTCTTTTTTCTAGGAGCCGCCCATGGCGAAATCCACCCGAAACTCCCTGGTGCTGGCGAAGGTCCAGACGACGGCCGGCACGGACCCGGTACCGGCTGCTGGCGCCAACGCCATCCTCGTGCGAAACGTCAACGCGACCCCGCTGTCGGCCGAGTTCGTCGAGCGGAACCTCATCCGCCCGTACATGGGCAACAGCGGGCAGATCGCCACGACGCGCTACGGCCAGCTCGAGTTCGAAGTGGAACTGGCAGGCTCCGGCGAGGCGGGCACGGCGCCAGCGTTCGGACCGCTGCTGCGAGCGTGCGGCTTTGCCGAAACCACGGTCGCGGACACCAGTGTCACGTACACGCCGGTGTCCACTGGCATGGAACTGCTGGCGCTGCGCTACTACCTCGACGGACTGTTCCACAACCTGCTGGATGCGCGGGGCACGGTCTCGTTCGACATCACAGCCAAGGCGATCCCATTCATGCGTTTCCGGCTGATCGGCGCCTACCAACCGATCACGGACGCAGCCATGCCGACCGGTGTCGATTACTCCGCTTTCCAGAAGCCGCTGGCTGCGAACCGCGCGAACACCCCGACATGGGCGCTCGGCGCCTACACCGGTTGCCTGCAGTCGCTCACGCTGGACATCGCGAACCAACTGGCGTGGCGCGAGCTCATCGGATGCAATGGCGCGCACATCAGCGACCGGCGACCGGCCGGCAACGTCTTGATGGAGCTGCCGAGCATTGCCCAGCTCAATTGGCCGCAGATGGTGTTGAGTGCGCAGGATGTGCCGCTCTCGATCACCCACGGTGTCACGCCGGGCAACATCGTCGAACTGGAGATGCCGACCGCCCAGCTCATGAACCCTTCGTATTCCGACCAGGATGGCACAGCCATGCTGGGACTCGATACGGCGTTCCAGCCGGACCAAGGTAACGACGAAGTCGCGATCACGTTCCGCTGATCAGAAAAGGCGAAGGCCTCGACTGTTGTAACGGTTCGAGGCCTTCTATGCCGGCTCACTGCACCATCAATCAAACATCACAGGATCACTTCATGACTCTCCGTCTGGCTACTCAAACTCCCACCTATCGCATCAAAGTCGAGGTGTCACTGCCCACTGAAAAGGGCCGTTTCGAACGTCAGGATTTCTGGTGGGACGTGCGGCGAGTCGACTCCGACGAGCTGGACGAACTCGTACTGGTGAAGGGGCAGAGCGAGGTCATCCGCCGCGTCCACACTGCCTGGAGCGGGGTTCTGGGCGAGGACGGTCAGCCGCTCGAGCCCACCCCCGAAAACCTGGAGGCGCTGCTGCTCATCCCGCAGGTGCGCGTGGCCATGGCCGCGGCGTACTGGAGCAACATCAACGACGTTCGGCAAAAAAACTTGTAGAGGCGGCCCGGCACTGGGCCGGCGCGAAGCCCGACCAGGGCTTCGCGGTCGACTCTGTGGTGCTGGACGCCCTCACGAAAGCCGGCGCCCCGCCCGAGGTGCTGGAGCAGGTTCGGCGGTCTGCAGGGAGCAGCGGCGGCGATTTCGAGGTCTGGCCGGACAACTGGGAATCCGTCTCGTGGTTCTGCGATGTGGTGGGTACATCATGGCGCTACATCGGTGGCATGGGCCCAGTCCAGCGTACCGGCCTGGACTACACCGCTGTCACCGCACTGCTGCGGGAACTGGTACCGAAGAAGCGGCGGCGGCGAGAGTTGCTTGAGGATCTGCGGCTCATGGAGCGAGCCGCGCTCGAGGTGTGGGCCCAAGCGCAGCGATAGCTGCCCCAGATGCTCGCGTCACAACTGAGTTTGACCACTAGCCTCGCCTGCGAGCGGGGCCTTTCATTGCGCGCATCCATGACCAACAAACGCATCGGCGTCACGCTCACTGCCGACGAGAGCGGCCTGCGGCGTGGGCTGAATCTCGCGTCCATGCACGCGGGCCAGTTCGCGAAAGAGACGGAAGCGGCGATGGATCGCGCCTCGGCTGCGACCGAGCGCACGCGCACGATGATCGGCAACATGGCTCGGTCGGCGGCAGGCATCCTCGCGGTTGGCAAGGTCATCGGCCTGGCCGACGAGTTCGGGCAGCTCCAGAGCCGTCTGGAGGGCGCGACCCGCTCGCACACTGAGTACCTGGCGGTGCAGGAGCGCCTGGTGGACGCGGCCGGACGCACGTACCGTAGCGTGGCCGACGGGGTGGAGGTGTACGCACGCACGGCAGGCAGTCTCCGCGAGCTGGGGTATCAGTCCCAGTCCGCCGCCGATCTCGTCGCGACCATGCAATACGGGCTGACCATCGCAGCGGCGGACGCCGAGAAGACTGGATCCGCCGTGGATGCGGTGTCCAAGTCCATCCTCAACGGCAAGATGGGGATGGATCAGTACCTGGCAGTGCTGAACGCGTCCCCGAGGTTGGCGCAGGCGCTGGCTGACTCGCTCGGCGTTACCAACGGCCAGCTCATGCAGATGGTCCAGAATGGCGGACTGAGCGTGCAGCAGCTCATGACGGTGACGAGCCAGATGGAGAACCTCGGCGCCGAGGCCGACAAGATGAAGACGAGCGTGGCCGACGCGATGACGCGCGGCTGGGATCGGCTGGGCATGCGCATCAATGAGCTGAACGAGGCCACCGGAGCTACGGATATGCTCGTGTCGGCCATCGACCTCGCGACAGAGAATCTCGGGTTGTTGGGGGCGGCTGGAGGAACGCTGGCCGCGGGCTATTTGGTCAAGACCCTCGGCACGATGTCGCAGGGTGGATGGGAGGCGGCGAAGGCGTTTCGTGCCCAGTGGGTCGAGGCGAGCGCAACCAGGCCGGCTGTGCAGGCGTTGGCGGCCGCGAATCTGGCCGTGGCCGAGGCTGAGCAGGTAAAAGCGCGTAGTGCCTCGCAGGCGGCTACTGCGTCCTTCGCAGCCGCACGGGGCTCGGCACAGGAGGCTGCAGCGGCCCAGACCGTCATTGCGGCGCGTGCTGCGGAGGCCGCGGCGGATCGGAATGCGGCGGCGGCCAAGGCAGCCGTGGCCGCCGCTTCGGGGGGCGTCTCAGCGGCGGCACGCCTGGCCCTCGGTGTGCTTGGTGGTCCTGCAGGGCTGATTGGCATTGCCGCGGCTACAGCGGCCGGCTTCCTGCTATTCAGCGACAACGCCGACGAGGCGACGCGCTCGCTGCTGGAGATGGGCGGCGCCGTCGACGAGCAGGTCAAGACGTTTCAGGAGCTCGACGCAGCTCAGAGACGGCCGCTACTGCGTGCCGCCGAACAGCAACTTGAGGACTTCCGAGACGCAGCCGCGCAGGCGTTCCGCGATATCGAGGGCAGCGTGCCGTCGCTCGCGCGGCTGCGGAACCCCGAGGCGTTCGCTGAGTTCCAGCGTGGACTGCAAGATGTCCGGAGCGGCGTACGCGATCTGGATGGCGTGGTCCAACAGTTCATTCGGGGCAGCGGCGCCGCCCCGCACATTGTGGCGGGCCTGGAGCGTACTGCTGGCGCGGCAGCGCGCGCGCAGCAGAGCGTTGCCACGTCCGCCGACCGCGTCAAGCAGTTCCAGGAGGTAGTTGAGGCGGCCAATGGCGCCACACGTGGCCTTGCACAGTCAGCACAGCAACTCGCCACCGGTATGGCCGCCGCCGACTGGGACAAGCATGTCAAGGGACTCACGGAATCGCGCGATGTCATCGGCATGACAGCCAAGGAGCTGGCCGAGTACCAGGCACGCGCGAGGGGCGCCAATGACGCGCAGGCGCAATTGGCGGGTATCATCGGCTCGCAGACCGATGCTTACAAAACCTTGGAAAAGGCGATCCAGGACAAGGATGCCAAAGCCCAGGCCGGTGCGGTCAAGGTGCTGGACGATCTCGCGAAGCAAGAGGCCGCCACAGCAGCCCTGACCACGCGCACGGCAGCATTGGCGAAGTTGCAACTGGAGATCGCACGCGGCGTGTCTCTGGCGTATGCCGAGTCCGCCATGGCCAACATCGATGCGCAGGCGCAGGCCGCCTACGATGCGAAGCTCGCCGAACATCGAGAGCGCCTGCAACGCATCCTCGCGAACACGTCTCCGTCCGCCACCGGCGGCAAGACGGCCGAGACCGAAGGCCAGAAGCTGCTGAAGGGCATCGAGGACCGCATCGAGGCGCTCAAGGTCGAGGCAGCCGCATACGGCTCGGTGACCGAAGCGCAGAAAGAGCTGATCGAGTTCGAGCGTCGCCTGGCCCGCGACAAGGACGGCAGCCTGCGGGCGGTTCAGGCCAGCGTACGCGCTCGGCTCGCGGAAAAGGATGCGCTCGAAAAAACTCAGTTGGCGGCAGAGCGCACGCGTGAGATGCAAAAGGCGTACTCGGACAGCATCCTGGACGCCAACGCCAGCCTGTACGAATCCTACCTGCGTCTGAGCGACCAAACGGCCACCTGGGATGTCAATGAGCAGCGGGCCGCACGCAACCTGGAGATGCTCGAGCAGGCGCGCCTGCGTGACCGTATCGCCACCGAGGAGCAGACGCTGTGGCGCCAGCTCGCCAACGAAGAATCCGCGAAGGAAATCGAGTACACGGCCGGCGTCATCGACGGCTTGACCCGTCAGTTGGAACTGCGGCAGAAACTGGCGTGGCTGGGTGATGTTGCGCAGTCCCAGGCTGAAACCCGCAGGCGCGTGCAGACTGAGGCCCAGGAGTGGATGCGGGCCGCTGATGGCCTGCGCGAGACGTTCCAGGAAGGGTTCTTTGCGGCGCTCGGCGATCAGGACGCCGTGTCGGCCTTTGGCGACAACCTGAAGCGGACAGCGAAAACTGCGTTAGCGACGGCGGCATACGAGGCGTTCGCGAAGCCGCTTGTCGTGCGGCTCATCGCGCAGGTCGCCGGCTTGGCAGGCGGATCTCAGTTGCAGCAGTCCATCCTGCAGCATTCAGGGATGACGGGCAGCGGTTCGACGAGCCTTGGGTCCAGCGTCAGCGGCATGCTGTACGGTAGCGGGGCGTTGCCGGGTTCCTTGTCCTACGCGAACTGGGCGTCTGCCACGCCTGGCTCTGCTGCGTATGCCGCTGGCGGGGACGGATTGTCCCAACTAATCGCTGCCAATCCCCAGTGGACCACGGGAGGGTTGACCGGCTGGTTCACGAATGTGCCGGCATCCTCGATCTTCAGCTTCGGCGGCTACAACAGTGCCACCGGCATGAGCAGTGCTGCCGGCGGGCTGGCTACCGCTGGTGCCGGCCTGATCGGTGGGTACCTCGGCGGCTCCATGTTCGGCAACAAGGGCCAGTCCGCCATGGGAGGTGGTCTGGGCGCCTCGGCCGGCATGATGATCGGGACGTCGTCGGCGGTCGCCGGGACGACGCTCGGTGCCCAGCTCGGCACGGCTGCCGGGCCTATCGGGGCGGCGATCGGCATGGTGCTGGGCTCGGCCCTGGGCAGCCTGATCGGCTCTGGCGAGACGCGCTACGGCGGCGGATACACCGTTGGCGCCGACGGCCAGTATTTCCGCAGCGGAGGGCCTTCCGGCGGCGACCCGAACGAAAGTCAAACGATCCAGACAATCACGGGCGTGCGTGACTCCGTGCGCGACCTAGCGGCCCGCCTGGGTGGTGATGCGTCGAACCTGCATTTCGGAGGCGGCTACGAGTTGAGCCCCGATAAAGGGCGTTCGTTCGTGTGGTCCGATTGGGTCGCCGGTGCTGACGAGCTGAGCTGGCAGCGAGGCATGCGCGACCTGTCCGGTGTCAAGGACGCAGAGACCGTTGCGGCCGAGTTCGGGCTGGAAATGCAGCGTGCCGTGCTGCGCGGCCTGCAGATGTCCGGGCTCGATACCGCGTTCGCCGACTACCTCGGCCAGTTCGACATATCGGCGCTTGACGAGACCGGCGTGGCCGCCGTCACGGCGAACCTCGACGCGATGGCGCAGTTCCGGGATGCCTTGACGCGCCTGCCGTTCGAGGACTTGGCCGGCATCGCTCTCGAAGCGGGCTTGAAGTTGGCGCAGTTCAGCGGCGGCATCGAGCCGCTGCTGGCGAACATGCAGACCTACTACGACCTCGTCTACAGCGAGGAGGAGAAGGTCGCACATCTGCAAGCGCAAGTCGCCGAGGGCTTCGAGGGTCTGGGCCTGGCCATGCCGGGCAGCGTGGCGGAGTTGCGCTCGCTGGTTGAAGGGCTGGATACCACCACGGACGCCGGCTTGCGGGCGCGTGCTGGTGTGTATGCCCTGGCCGGCGCGTTCGGCCAGTTGCAGGAAGGGATGGCCTCGCTGGAGCAACAAGCGGAGGCCGCTGCGGAGGCGGCGATCCGCGCGGCCCAGGAACAGGCCGCAGCGATCGAGCGCGCGCAGCAGGAAGCCTTCGGGGCCCAGTACGACCTGGTGCAGCGCTTGGCGACGGAGGCGGGGCGGCTCGCCACGATCCGGAGCACGGCAGGCAGCGTGCTCGATCGGATCGCAGCGGCTCAGGCGGCCGGTGCGGCCGGCGATCCCAGCGGCGCCGCTGGGCGCTATGCCAGCGCGCGCGAGGCCGAGATGTGGGTGCGGCTGACGACGGGCAGCTACGAGCAGCAGATCGAGCTGGCGAGCGAGCTGACGGACATCGAGCTCGACCGCTACAACGCGGAGATCGAGGCCGCGGAGCGCATGCGCGACCTGGGCCGCTCGCTCGGCTCCTACCTCGACAGCCTGAGTGTCGGTGACCTCTCTCCGCTCACCCTGGGCCAGCGTACGGCAGAGGCCGAGTGGCAGCTCATGGACACGATTGCGCGCGCTCAGGTCGGCGATCTTGACGCCATGGGCCGGGTGCAGGGCCAGCTCGAGACAGCGCTGCGCCTGTGGCGCGAATACGGGGCATCGGGCAGCGACTACCAGTCCGCCTACGACCGTCTGACCGGCGCAGCCGGCGACCTCGCCGCATGGGCGCAGGCTGACGCGGATCGCCAGCTCGCCGTGGCTGAGGGCAGTCTCGAGCAATTGGCGCAGTTGCAGGTGATCGCCGAGCGCGCATATAACGCGATCGACGCGCAGTACCACTCTGCCCTGCAGGCCAGCCAACACGAACTGGCCATGCTCACGGCCATGGCCTCGGACACCGACCGGCTGCACGATGTTGCCGCGCTCCTGCAGGGCATGCCAGCGGGCATCGCCGCGGCACTGCAGCCGGTGTTGTCCGGCGCGATGGGCAACATCGTCTCGGGCTGGTATGCGGACGCCGGCTACGGGCAGGGCGACCAAGCCGGCCGCGATTACTGGCAGGGACAACTGGGTCAGCGGCCCCAGGACCAGGTCAAAGCCGATTTCGACGCGAGCATCGTCACGACCTGGTACCGGCAGTACCTGGGGCACGACCCGGATCCGGCCGGCCTGGCCCACTGGATCGAGGATATCAAGCGCTGGGGCGCAGATGGCGCCAAGCGGGCGTTTCTGGCGTCCGCCGGCATCGACGGCTCGCACCGCGACGGCCTGTGGTTGGTCCCGCGCGACGGCTACCGCGCCGAGCTGCACGCCGGTGAGGCCGTGCTGCCGCAGCCCGAGGCCCAGCGCTACCGCGCGCTGGCCGCAATGCCGGACTGGACGCAGTCCGGGCGCGGACAGGGCAACGTGGAACTGATCGCGGAGATCCGGCGACTGAATGACCGGATCGCACTGCTTGAAGGGGCTGTCGTCAAGGCCGTCGACAACAACACCGAAGCAACTGCCCGTGGTGCGGCGCACGTCGCAAACACCGTCGAGGACAGCGCCAGCCGCGCGCTGCATAGGCAGGCAATCGAAGCATGATCACAGACGCCCAATTCGACCGCTGGTTGCGCACCAGCGGCGTGCCTCGCTGCGTGCTCGTGGAGTTGCCCGGCGATACGCCGATCTACCTGTCGTCGCGTGCGTACGTGACGGCGCCGGATGATCAGGTTGCGCCGAACCGTGCGTACCGCGCGATCCTGCAGGGCGGTGCGTCGTTTAGCGAGAGCCTGTCCGAGGACGGCGCGCAGGCGCGCATGAGCGCCGGGGACATCGAGATCGACAACACTGGCGGCCACGCCGACGATTTGCTGTCCGTGGTCTGGCAGGACCGGCGGATCGAGGTCTACATCGGCGACGTGTCCTGGCCGCGTGCTGACTACCGTCTGGCCCTAGCCGGCGTGGTCGCCCGCCTGCAGCCGCGCAACGCGCGCACGCTCAACCTGGTGCTGCGCGACGTGCTGGAGCGCCTCAACAACCCGGCCAACGATGGCACGCTGGGCGTCGGGCCGAATGCGGAGCAGCCCATGCCGTTGTGCATGGGCGAATGTCACAACGTCACGCCGCGCGTCGAGGACACGGCAGGCGAGCAGGTGCGCGTGCATAGCCGTCCGATCGAACGCATCATCGAGCTGCGCGATCGGGGGGTGCCTGCTGACGCCACCGCGGACCTCACCAACGCGCGTGCCACAGTCGCCAAGCAGCCGGATGGCCTGCTCACGATGAGCGTGCAGGGTGACAAGAGCGGTGGCGTGTACCGCAACACCGTCGGGCCGCTGGTGGAGCTGTTGGCGACGTCGTATGGGCCGGAGGCTGAACGGTTGGGCGCCGGCGAGATCGACCGCGCGAACTTCGATGCGTTCGCCGCCGCCCACCCGCAGCCCGTTGGCCTGTATTCGGCCGAGCGCATCACCGTGCGCGACGCCGTGCAGCGCCTGGCTGCGAGTGTCGGCGCCCAGGTGGCGGCGAGCCGCACCGGGCAACTGCGGCTGCTCAAGGCGGACCCGCCCCCGCCGACGGCGACGGCCGGCCTGCGTGTCATCCGGCCGGGCGACTACCTCGATGGGAGCCTGCGCCTGGCTGGATTTCGTGGGCGGGTCGATGGCGTGACACTGGGATACTGCCGCAACTGGACGCCCGGGCAGGAGATCGCCGAGATTGTGCCGGCGCGGTACCGCGACCGCTATGCGCAGGAGTGGCTCACGGTCACGGTGGGCGACGCATCGCGCGCCGGCGAGCAGATCGACACGCTGTTGCTCAAGCAGTCCGACGCCCTGACCGAGGGCCAGCGACGGCTCGCCAACGGGGACGGGCGCATTGCCCGCCTGGCGCTGACAGGGTTTGCCCAATTGCTGCAGTTCGAGCTGGGCGAGCGCGTCGTGCTGTACGGCAATCGATACGGGTTGGAGGCCGGCCGCGCGTGCCAGATCGTGTCCCTGCAGCGCGACTGGTTCAAGGCGACCGTGGCCGTCGAGGTGGAGGTCAGGCTGTAATGGCAACCATCCAGAACCCGCGCGACCTGGCCCTCCAGGCCGATCCGGAGCGCACGATCGCGCGCATCATCCCGATCGACCAACTGCCGCCCGAGGTGGGCGAGACGATCGAGGCCGTGCGCGGCGTGCGCATCCTGGCCAGCGACAGCCAGGTGCTGTTTGTGGCCGGCGGCCCGAGCCCGGCCACGGTGACGCTGACCGCGGTGCTGACGGGCATCACCGGCACGGTCACGTGGCAGGTGGTCGAGGGCGCCGCCACGCTCACCGGCACCGGCAATGCGCGCACGGTGCAGGCAGAGACGATGCAGGGTCCACGGCTGCGCGTGCGGGCGAGCATCACCAGCGGTGGCACGCAATACATCGCCGAGCATGTGATCGTGGCCCAGGGCGTGGACTATGTCCTGGACCTGCTCCAGGGTTCGATCCGCGAGGGCCAACTGCACGCCGACCTCGGTGCGAGGATCGACCTGATCGACGGTGATGAGAGCCTCCCGAACTCTGTGGCCGCGCGTGTCGCGACCGAGGCCAGCGCGCGGGCGCAGGCGCTACTCGAGCTCTCATACCAGCTTGAATACTGGGGCGATGAGATCGACGACGTGGAGCGGCGCACGCAGGCCGCGCTGGCGCAGGAGTCGGCGCGGCTGGCTGCGGCCCTGCTGGCCGAGGAGGCACAGCGCATCGCGCAGTACACGGGGCTGGCCAACAATCTCAGTGCCGAGTCGGCCGAGCGCGTGGCGGCCGTCGCGGGCATCAATGCGCAGTTGTCCGCCCGCATCGATACCCTGACGTCGGAGGTCGCTGGCATCCTCGGCACCGGCGCTTGGGACGTGGGCATGGCCTACGCCGCTGGCGATATCGTCACGCACGGCGGCAAATTGTGGCGGGCCGTGGCGGCGTCCACGGGGAGCGAGCCGCCGAGCGCCGCCTGGTCCCTGCTCGGCGACTATGCGAGCCTGGGTGAGGCCGTGGGCGCATTGGCGCAGGATATGCAGGCACTGGCATCGGATGTGCAGGACGAGGCCGCGCAGCGTGCGGCGCTTGGCCAGCAGGTTGCGGACGACCTAGCCGCCGAGGCAGCGGCGAGGACAGCGCTTGCGGCCAACCTGCAGTCGCAGATCGCTGCCCAAGTCGGGCAGATCCAGGGCTTGCAGGGCGCCATTGCGGGCGTGCAGGATGAGGCGGCGCAGGCACTGCTGTCCGAGCGCAGCCAGCGCATCGCGCAGGGCGAGCAACTGGCAGGCGACCTGGTGGCCGAGGCCGCGGAGCGGGCTGCGGCCGTGGCCGCGCTGGAGCAGGCTGGCCTCGAGTATCAACTGCACCTGGTGAACCTGCAGGCTTCCCTCGGCGATACCGACGGCAGCATCACCGAACTGCGCGAGCTGGGCGCCGGCCATGCGCGCAGCATCTCGCGCCTGGAGGTGCGCGACAGCGAGCGCGCCGCGTCGATCGTCGAGATCCAGGACGTGCAGGCGGGCCAGGCCTCGCGCCTAGCAGTGGTGGAGGTGCAGTCCGCCGGCGCGACATCGCGCGTCGAGCAACTGGAGGATGCTACCGCAGACCAGGCCAGCCGGCTGCAAACCGTCGAAACTGTCGCCGGCGATGCGCACTCGCTCGCCCAGTCGTTGGAGCAGACTACCGCCGAGCAGGCGACGGCGATCACGGGACTGCAGACCGTCCAGGGCCAGCAGTCCTCGCGCATCGGGTCGCTGGAGACGACGAGCGCCGGCTATGCCCAGCAGTTGGTCACCATCACCACGGCCATCGGCGAGCAGGGCAGCTCGATAGAAGATCTGCGCGAGACCACGGTAGACCAGGCGAGCGCGCTGCAGGCGTTGACGACGCGCACGGCCGACGTCGAGACGTCGGTGCAGGTGCTCGATCAGACCACGGGGCAGCATGCCCTGCGCCTGACTGCCGTGGAAATGGCCGCAGACGATGCGCAGTCGCGGGTTGGCGTGGTCGAGCAGGCGAGCGCCGGCCACGCCCAGCGCCTGACCGAGGTGGAGACGGTGGCTGGCGATGCGCAGTCTCGTGTCGGGGTCGTCGAAGCCACCACCATCGCGCAGGCGCAGCAGCTCACGACGCTGGCGACACGCGCGGATGGCGCCGAGACAGCCATTACCGGACTGCAGCAGACGACGCTCGAGTACGCCTTCCACCTGGTCAACCTGCAGGCGAGCCTGGGCGATGCCGATGGCGCGATTACGGACCTGCGCGAGGTGTCGGCGGTCCACGCCCGTACGCTGCAACGGCTCAACGTCGCCAGCGGCGATTATCAGGCGCAGATAACCGTGCTGCAGGACGTGACGGCGCAGCACGCCCAGCGCCTGACGAGCGTCGAGGCGCAGGCCGCGGGCACCGCCTCCAGCGTCACGCAGTTGCAGGACGCCAGCGCCGACCAGGCACACCGCCTGACGGCGGTGGAGACTGTCGCCGACGACGCCTGGTCGCGGGTGAGCGTCGTCGAGACCACGACGGCGAGCCAGGCCCAGCAGATCACCACGCTGGGCACGCGCGCCGGCGACCTGGAAACGTCCGTCAGCGGATTGCAAGAGACCACCGCCGGCCAGGCGCAGCGCTTGACCGAGGTCGAGGCAACCGCCGACGATGCGGCCACGCGCGTACAGGTGGTCGAGCGCGCGACGCTCGAATCCGCGGTCATGCTGGTCAACCTGCAGGCCTCCCTCGGCGATGCTGACGGGGCGATTAGCGAGGTCTACGACGTT